CCCATCCCTTGGGAGGGTTGATTAGGAGAACGACAGGTTTTGAACAGCGATCTCACCAACATAGTCGCCGGCGTTGCCGAACGAAGATGCTGTGTTCGTGAGCTCGATGTAGCCATAACGTGTCATGAATGACACGACCGGCTCAAACGATGTCGGATCCAGTACAACACCAGAACTCATCAGGGGGATGTAGGGGCAGTAGAATGCCGCTGCATCAGCCTCGGACGAACCTTTGTAGCCGACCAGCACAGGTGTGGAATCGCTGGCATAGGAGTCAACGAACACACGCATAGCGCCGTTCAGCGTACCAACGAACTTGGTGTTGGTGGGTGCTTCGAAAGTACCTTCTGTGGTACGAGCGAAAGCAGAAGTTGTTGCGCTCTGGAGCACAGTCAACGAAGCGGGCGAAACCACTGCCCAGTTACCGGCACCACGACGTGTGCGCTGAGCGATCAGGTTAGCAACACGGTTGATCAGAACTGCCAGGGCGGCATGCTCGTCACCAACGAATGTGGCTGTACCAGAAACGGTAGCTTGGTTGTATGTGAACTCTGTAGAGGCCAGCGAACGCAGGCTCAGCAGGATCTCTTGGTCGATTTCAGCCGTGATCTCTTGGGCCAATGCTGCCATGATCTCGGCTTCAACGTCGATACCATGCATAGCCTGTGCGTCTTGAGCGGCTTCAAACGTCCAGCGAGCCTGGAGTTTACGTGTCTTGGCTTCAACAGCCTGCTTCAGGATCTGCACGGAGATCTGGCGACCGCCTGTGCCTTCCATGATTGAGGTGTCTGCACCAGTGTAACGTGTTTGGTTTGTACCAACAACGCCAGCTGTGACCGAACTTGCCGAGGAATAAGCCTGGGCGATCTTGAACGGTGACAGTGCCTCTTCACCAGCTGTGGTGCTGGTTGCAGCGGCTGACTGATCGTTCATGGTATTGGCATAGCGAACACGCAGAGTGTGGATCTGGCCAACGGGACCAGTCATGGGCTGCACACCAACGATTTCGTTAGCGATAACAGTGGGCATGACGTCGAATGACCGGGAGGATCACACGGTTCAGAGTAGCAATGTTGCCCGACATAGTCGAACCCGATGTTGCGTTCTCTTTCAGGTACTTGCGGGTGTTCTCGAGGATCACACCCATGGTGTTGCGACGTGCACCTTTGAGGCCTTCCATGAGGGCGTCTTTGGTCTCGTCCCAACGGCTTTCTAATAGTTCTTGTGACATTAGAGTCTCCTTTTTACTATCACAGACCTGCCAGGCGCTTGATGTCGATCACGTTGGAACGATCCTCTTCTTCAATCACCTTGACATTTTTATCACCAGTCACTGCCACGTGGCTCTCAGCGATTACCTGTTTAGCTTTCGCTGCTTTGCCTTCGGCCAGCACTGCTGGTAGATACTTCTCAAAAGCGCCTTTCAGACGGGAGGTCTGGACGCTTTCCAAGAGATTCCGCATGACTTCACGCTTCTCTTCATTGAGAGGAGCCAGCAACTCTTCCAGTGTGGACTGGCGCTCATTGCTTTCTTGGATCATACGGATCTCGTGCTCTTTGCTCTCCACGATGGCTTGTTTTTCCTCGGCAGAGCGGGTGGCCTCGGCCAACTGCTGATCTTTTGCATCGATCTCAGCGCGCAGCTTGCGAACTTCTGCGTTTTCGTTGAGATGTGTGGCGCCAAATTCCGCGGCATAGGCCTCGAAAATACGGCGACCAAACGAGTTCTCACGAGCGATCTTGATGTCTTCTTGCAGTTGGCTGAGTTCAGCCTTGAGATGCTTGGCAACGGCCTGGCTCATCTTGTTGGCACTTTCCTTGACGAAACGTGCTTTCAAGGTTTCCAGTTTGTCACGGGCACCAGCGACCAGACGCACCTTGGTTTCCACCAGGTCACGCTTGTCTTGCTGGAACTCCATGATCTCTTCGGCCAGGGCCCGCACCACGAACTTCTCGAGCTTTTGCATGCCCTCGGTGTGCGATTTCCTGTCCTTGCGCAGTTCGCCAATTTCT